ATAGTTGCAGGATGCGTACCTTGAACTAACATTTCAACGATTTCAATTGCTAAATCACTCATTTTGCTTTCCTTATGTTAAACAATCCACCTAAAATCACTACGGCTAGCCAGGACTCTAATGAGTACTTAATAGCCAATAACGGGAACAACACATTCAATGACCAAATAGTCAACAGTGGTCCAAGTGCAACAAGGGCAACCACAATAACAATTCCGATAAAATATTTCATAATACCTCCAACATGCTAGCGGGCACTTTCCATGTAGAACCGAATAAGTTACCGGGCTTTTGTTCATTTACCAAAATGAACTTACGATTAATTTTCTTAACCGTACCTACAATTATACCACGGGTTGAACTAGTGAATTTAACATTGGATCCAACCGATAGAACCGATTTGTTTCGTACCACTAGTTGGGCACGGGCAAAACGAATTGCATCACCAATGCTATTCAATTCTTCATTAGTGAAGTCACCTTGCATGATAGCTGTATTAACTTGTTTAATGTTCATAAGAACTCCTTTTGACTGAATAAGACTCTATTATAGACCCAAAACCATTTATTGTCAAATTTTGGTACTGTTTGGATGCTTGGGTTTACGAACGTACATACCTTTTTTAGATTGCACAACCTTAGGTTTGAACGGAGTGTTGCAAGAAAACAACACTCTATGAGCCCGATGTTTTGGCTGTTCAACAGTAAAAGATAAGATTTTTCGTTTCATAATGCATATTATAGCATAGGAAACGTATTTATGTCAATTTTTTGGTAGTAGTATCAGTGTTCAAGCACCCGAATATAATGACCGGAATAGTGCCGAATGGAGGGGGTAATAGTACGGTAACAGCGAACCAAGGATTGATTCCAGCATCGTTACAACGTCTTATTGTGGTTGCAATCCATAACCAGCATGATAGCACACTACCTGCACAAATTATTGCAAGTGAAGTAATCCACCCTAGTAACCCTATTACCACAACCGTAAAGGGTAAACTTAGTACAAATAGAATAAAAGCTAATGAACTAGTAACCCCTAGTAAAAGCCAACTAATTAAGTAAACTCCCCAGTATTCACTACGTGAAGCTTTATCTTTAAAACTAAAGTATTTTTTGTATTGTTCTATTTTGTTTATCACATTAACATCCTTATTAATCCAACACTATCAATCGTGGTTAACAGTAGATAGTTAGCCAACATGCCAACTGATTTCCTAGTCCAACTAGCCCAAGCATACATAGCACAGCCAGCAATCCAAAAAGGATAAAGAATAATAAGCGGAGGATTGGGTACTGTGAGTGCCATAGCAATACTGCATCCAATACTAATAGCCCATGCAAGAAACTCAATAACAAAGCGAATTCGGTTAGACTTAAAGTCATCTTTTATCCACGAAAAAATACCATAAAAAATATCGTTCATAATATATTGTACACTATGAACGATATGTTAGCAAATGTTTTGGTCACTGAGTACAAGTACGCTCTCTATAGATAATACCATCAGCGTTCATAATTTCTTTCCACTCAGTACAAACAGTTTGACGATGTACATACACAGGAGGTTGTTGTAAAACAATAGTTTCTTGACGACGGTTGTTTGCAATAGCGGCTCCGACAACACCTCCAATAATCAAAGGTGCTACCCAATTACCATTTCCACCACCATGTATATATCCATGATGTCTGTGATGGTGATTCCAATGATGGTGCCAATGTTGAGCCATTGCTGTACTTGTCAATGTTAAAAGTGCTAATCCTAGTAGAATTTTTTTCATAACTATCTCCTATACATATATAACGTTTTATGCAAGTGTTTCGTTGACTTTGTGTTTATCAATTACTTCCTGCAAAATATTCTCTATCATCTTATTTAGTGTGATATCACGTTTATGTGCTTCCATAGCCAACAAATATATCTCATGTTCATTTAAATCTAATTCAACTTCTACACGATCATCTTTTGTCATTTCCGTTCTCCTTGCTGTTTAAGTAATGGTTCAATATTATTCTCATAAATTTGAAGCATGGTATTATATAATCCCTTACGTTCTTCTGGTGTCATGCCTGCACACCATGATGGGCTATTAGGTTCTTTATCTAGTCCATAGTCCTGCCGATATGTGTAACACATTTCGGTTATAATTTGTTCTTTATTTTTCATATTTAGGTTACCTTAACATTCATTTTTTTTAAAATAACTTCACCATAAGTACCGCCGCCCTGTTTGTATACACTATTAACTTCTTTTGCACATTCACGTACTATTAGTTCATAAAACTTTTCTAATTCTTTATCATAAGGGCCGGCCCAATCAATATTACCTTTACCCGAACTATGTGGTTCATTGGGCCAAGTAACAAATCCAGCCTGTTTGGCAATGTCTTTAATTTTTTTATTCATTATACAGTCCCCAATAATACATTACTTATGCCGTAAACCAATCCACATCATCTTTCAATTCAATAGATTCGGCACCGTCATATTCATTTATTCTAAACATTGTACCTACAGGTATCCAAGCAATTCTTAATTCTCCCAAACCACCAACATTTAACTTGGGATATTTTAAGATAACATATGTTTCTAATTCATCCCATTTATCTTCCTCTACTAGCTGAACGATAGCGGAATCAAATAATATTTCAGGATGGTCGGCGTTCCATGTGTACCATCCTGAACCATAGTCAGGACTATACAATACAGCAACCATTCCATTTCTAACTAATTTGTTCATTTTATCTCCATGCATTAACTAAACCTATTAAACAGGTGACGATAGCCACAATGTTTACTACCAATTGTGGGTTATTCTTTACACGTATTGTCCATGTCAAAAACATAATTGTACCTAATGTAAATGCTACAATGTTGTAGGGATGTGCATCAGGTCCAATTGCATTACATATATGGCCAACAATAATAAATACTGCTCCAACCCATTGTAGTATATCGTTTAATTTCATTTTACTCCAAATGTGTTCAATGCTGGTTGCATTGTATTAATCAATTCTGTTTCACGGATATGTGCGGGACGCTTACCACGAATAACTTCTAAGGTTCCGAATACAAAACGCTCGGCACCACGTTCACGCAAAGCACGACTCAGACCCCAGTTTTTGTTTTCTGTCATGGCACGTTGCATATGTTTTTGCATACGACGGACTAGGGTTTTACGAACATTACCTGCAAAACACAAAGCGGTCAAACCGATGTAGTACTCAAGTGTTACTGTATCTTGGATATAGTAAATCACTTGATTGCGGTCTGTTCTACGTTTACGAGTATTTTTTGAGTTCATAGATGAATTATACATGAAAACCCATTTATTGTCAAATATTGGCAAAAACCGCTAGAAGTGTATCAGTATAGATTCCTGAGTATTCTAGCGATTTTGAAGCCCCTGAGGGGGCAAAAGTAATACTTTTGTTTGTGAAAAATGTAATACTAATGTATTACTTGACCTACACTTGTGTTAAGCCAGATTTTAATTTCTTTACGTAATTCTTTTTCAGTATATCCCATTTCACCTAAACGTGCTATTAATGAAACAAATAATCCATGGCTAGCAACACCATATATATATTCATCATCATCATTATCATGTTCAAATTTATCTAATTGTTCTAATAATACATCATTAATAAATTCCGATGCAATAATGGCACTATGTTCATATTGCCACATTTCAGGATCTTCATCTTCTACTTCATTAACTATTAATAGATTCTCTTTGCTCATCATTATTCTCCGAGTTATTTGTATTTAATGCTTGTGTATACTCATAATTAATAGTTTCTATATTCTCTCTAAACACAATAGCACCATTACGTAAATGGAATCTCCTAGCCATATTAGTTTTAGGACTTAATGTTACAAATCTAGTTACACTTGGATATTGTTCCTGAATCCCTTTAACTGCTTGATATAATAATTCAGCACCTTTACCGGCTTTATAACTCCATATTGTATAAAATACTGCTGTAGTTGGTACTTGAGTTGTATTATCTAAATCTCTTACATTTTCTGGAATAAAATCATGGAAACTAACACATACCATTGCATCCGGATTATCTTGTGATTCATCAGTTAATGCGGCTACTAATCTCCCGTTACTAACTCTAAAATCAGTAGAAATTTCAGGTCTTACTGGATCATCTTTTATAAATTCTAATAGTTTGTGTGTAATATCTTTGATAAAATGTAACATTTTAACCTCTAGTATGTGTTAATCGTATTTAGCATAAATTTAAAATATGCTATTATTTAGCGACATTTTATAAGCCACTAAATAATAATATGGAAAATAAATTTGATACACATGAATCCTTTTATCATGGGTTAGTTAAAAGTAAAATATGGTTATGTGAAGAATTAGAAACAGTTATATACCGTGAATGTCTTACTAAACATACATTACATATTCTAGGATGTTGGGATAATCTACTAGCATTTATGTTACTCACCCGTAAATCTGATTATTATAATGTAGTTTATGGGTATGATATAAATCCAGAAGCAATAGCAAATGCTGATAAAATATGTGATATGTGGAAATATGAATCTCCTAAAGTATATAATTATGTACAGGATGTAAATGATTATGATTATAGTAACCATACTAATAGTATTTTTATTAACTGTAGTATAGACCAAATGGACAATAATAACTGGTATAATTCAGTTCCTATAGGTAGTTTAGTATGTATTCAAACTACTAATATGAAAGATCCTGAATTTCCATGGTTTATTAAACAAACAACCGATAGTTTAGATGAATTAGTTAATCGGTTTAATCTGAGTAATTTGTTATATTCTGGCGTCAAAAACATACAATATGAAACATATGGATATAACCGCTATATGATTATTGGAACCAAATAAACAATAAAGAATAAATACATATATGGATAATTATAAGTATTTTTCACAACTATGCGAAAGCATAGTTTCAGAAGCCAGTACAGCAATGGCTCAATTTACTGGGCCAGGCGCACAGGAAATATTAAAACAACTACATTCTAAAGAAGCTTTAGGACATGATGTTCAACCCGAGCCGGTAGCTAGACCTAAATGGACTGATCTTAAAGACAGACCCGGATCATGGTTGTTGATAGCAGGTAATAAGGGATTCGGGGCAGTAAAGTACATGCCAGGAAAGTATAGTAGGAATGCCGGCGATTATAAAGTATTTACTAGTAATGGTAAACCTGATCCAGAAGAAGGCAATATGATATATTCTACTACGGAATCTACTGTTGCTGGTGCTAATAGTTTTTTAAAATCTAATATCGGGGATGCTAGAAAATTTTATTTCATGGACAGTGAATACTCTAGTCAATTACGTACTAATCGTGCTAATGATAAACCAGAGCCGGCAGGCTTTACTACTACGAATAAATTAACCAAACGATTCAAACCACTTTTTAGAAAAATACTAGTTGCTTCTAAAGCTGATATTAATGGCGTTATTGCTAGTATGGCAAAAAATGATGCTCATCACAAAGTAGATAAGAAAATTGATCAGGTAAAATTAATTGATCAGGCAATTGAAGGTTTAGATAATGGTACCATGACTGAATTACTTACTAGTGCAGTAAACAATAGTATAGTTTTAACGGCAAGATATTACTAT